CCTACGTCGGCAATATGTGGTTGCGCCGGGCCATTGATTTGATCTGCAACAATCTGGCGTCTATGGGCGTCGAGTTCGTGGATATATCCAAGACGATGAAGGGCGCGGATGGCAAGCCTTTCCATCCGCCGATTGACGATCCCGAACATCCGGTAATAAAATTCTTCGACTACATCAATGAAGCCGACAGTCGAGAAGATTTTCTTGCCGACATCGTGCGGGCGTTATATCGCAGAGGTAATTCACACACTCTACTCTCAGACGATCCCGATGATCCACTAATCGAATGGGATGAGTCGCACATTGCCGAGGTAAAGGCAAACCCGGACCGGATGCTCGGCATGATGAAGGACCAGTCGCTTTCATTGACGGTGCTGATCCCCGACCGAGTGCGGCCGTACTTTGTGCTAGGTCAACTTAAATTCTGGCAATACTCACCCGGCATCGCTGCATTTCAGGGCCGTCCGTACTTCCGTTTCTGGCCCGATCAAGTTCACTTCCTGCGCTACAAACATCCGTTCATTCCGTGGTACGGGCTCTCTCCGGTCTCTGCGATGGCCAAAGAAATCATGGAGGACTTCTATGGCCACGTATATAACATCAAGAACCTTCAGAACGGCGCAATGGGCAAGGGCGCATGGGTCGATACCAGCGGCCATGACCTGACGCCACAGCAACTAGCAGAAGCACAGTTCGCAGCCGATCAGACATTCAATACCGGCGTCGGAGATGCGGGCAAAACGAAAGTGCTGAAACGCTCAAGCCTGAACTGGATCCGGATCAGCGAAACAAACAAGGAGCTGGAGTTCATATCATCGCTATCCTGGTTGCGTGATGCGTTCCTAGCCGGGCTTGGTACGCCGAAGGTCCTGTTTGCGTCCGCTGACGCCACATTCGCGAATCTATCAGAGGCAAAGAAGATTCTTTTTACACAGACGATCATGCCGCTGTCGCGGAAGATCGAAATCGCTTTCAATTCAAATTTTTTCGACAAGTTCGGCATCGCCGTTCACATGCGATTCAAGACCGAGGAAATCCCGGAACTCCAGGAGGATATCGGGCAGCGTGCAATGTCATATAGCACTTTCGTCAAGGCCAGCGTTCCCCCGAAGGTCGCCGCTGATCTAGTCGGCGTGAAATTTCCGGAGGAAGGTTGGGAAGGCTGGGATGCTCCGGAGGCGAAACCTACTCCGTTCGGTGGAGGCGGTGGATTTCCGCCGAGCGGACAGAACGAAGGAGATGCGCAGGTTGAACGTGACAAGGCGATCCGTAAAACAATCACCATCATGCAGATTCAGGCGAAGGTGCTGGAGGAGAAAAGGATTTGCTCCGATCCGTTCTATCGCGAGATGGAGTACAAGCGCTTTCTCCACCAGACGCTTGCGGAAGAAGATAAGATTTCAAACCGATGCGAGCGTTACTTTCTGGCAAAGTGGAATATGGTCGAGGCGTACTTATCGGATCGTGAAATTAAATCGGTCCGCGTAAAATCCATCAACAAAGAGATCGTATCGCCCGAAGAAATTGCAGCGCTGATCGCCTACGTCAAGAATCTGTCCTGGATGAACGGCGAGCTCGCGCGAGAGCTTGAGCCGCTGATCAAAACGATCTTCATGAACGGCATGCTCCGCACGGCGGACGGCATCGGTGCGCAGATCGCGAATGTGAAGCTCTCGCATGCCTCGGCGATGTTTTACATCAAGCGCACAAAAGATTTGAATCATGTTCCCGAGAATGTGCGAGACGCGATCATAGCGCACCTCGATCAGGACGTGTGGACAAATGAGACGCTGGTCAAGGACTTGAAGAATCGTTTCACGGCGATTTCTGATAAGAGCGTGAAGACAACAGCTCGCACAGAAGCGGGTGCCGCATTCAATGGCGGCCGGCTTCAAGGAATGAAAGAGCTGAAAATCGAGCAGAAAATGTGGAGCACGTCGAAGGACATCAAGGTCCGCCCGAGTCACCAGATCGACGGGGAGACTGTTCCTGTTGATTCTGCATTTTCGAATGGCCTCATGTTCCCCGGCGATCAGACAGCGGGGCCCGGCGAAGTTTGCAACTGCCGGTGTGTCTTGCTCTCGGCGCTGGAGTGAAGGAGAAAACGATGCCGATACCGAAACCTGGGAAAGACGAAGATCACGGAACATTCATTTCTCGCTGTATGGGAAACGCCACGATGAATGATGACTACCCCGAGCAAACGCAAAGGGCAGCGGTCTGTTACGCCTCATGGCGCGCCTCACAGAAGAAGCCGAAAGAACAGGCCGATCTCATCACGAAAGAGATCGACATCAAGACGCTGGATGACGACACATTCGTCGTAGTGGCAACCGACGAGAGCACAGATCGCGACGGTGACAAGCTGATCGCTGATGGCGGGGACGTAAAGAACTTCATGAAGGTTGGCAGCTTCGTGTACGGCCACATGAAGGACAATCCGTTGCCGGTCGCCTCTCCAATCGGATCAGAGATCGCCAATTTCGGGTCAGGCGGAATCCCCAGTAAGTCACTGCTCCTCAAAGGCAAGTGGGCCGACCCATCGACGAGCGAATTTCACAAGGCGGTCCGCTCGCTCGTGAAGCAAGGAATCCTGAAAGGCATTTCGATAGGATTCCTGGCTGACCGGAAGTTTGCCGAGGACAACAAAGACATCGAGGGCAATATCACCGGCAAGGTCTATAAGAAATGGGAGCTGATCGAATGCTCTTTCACGCCGATTCCGAGCAACGCCAACGCACGCGTGATCGCCAAGGATTTCTCGGAGGCTGTGCAGAAGGAACTATTCGAGCCATCCGATGAGGAGACGATCGAGGCGGACGCCAAGGAGATCGAGACGATCTTCAAGGACGTGTGCATATCGCTTCACATCGACATCGGCGCTGATGGATCGATCTCCGCTATTCACGGTGGCGATGATGGATCGGATGGGATTGCACCGTTCGATCCGTCCACATATTCCACCCCTGAAGAGGGGATGGCTGCCTTGCTCCAGTATGCGAGGAAGTACCTGAAGCTCCCCGCCGCGCAGCATGAGGCCGAAGATGCCGAAGCCGCAGAGTCGGAAGGGAAGATGAAGGGACTGGTCGGCAGACTGGAGGAGGCGACGAAAGGATAGGCACATGGAAACGAAAGAAATGTCAGCCTTGATGGAAAAGGCCGACAAAGCGCTCGCGGCTATCGACGAGAAAAACAAGGCGCTCGAAACTGCCATTGGCCAGCAGGAAGCGAAGGCCAAGGAGTTCGAGGCGAAGATGGCCCTCGTCGAAACCGAGAGCAAGGCCATGAAGGAAAACATGGCAAAGCTCATCGAGGAGAAGAGCGAGGTCCGCTCCGCCTCTGATGAGAACTATGGGTTCCTCGCGGCCAAGGCGGACTACCAGAAAGGTCTGACGCTCGCCTCTCCGCTGTGGAACGATTACAAGAAAAAGCGCTTTCTGGAGTACGCTGGCCTCGTGGCCCAGAGGCGGACGAACGGGGAGATCGCGAAGGAGCTGAAGGTTCCCTTCGTGGCGAAGGCATTCGGCGACAACGTGCAGGATGGTCTCTGGACCAGCGCGGCGGCCTACGGATGGACCCCGCCCGAGTTCCTGCCGGAACTCGTGCGGCTGATCTTCGTCGGCTCGCTCATGCTGAAGAAGGTCACCATCGTGCCGATGCAGCGCGAGGTGGTGAGACTTCCCATGCCGCTGCCGCTTGCCGGCTCTTCGTACTACGACAACTGGTACAACGTCGGGTTCGTCGCCAAGGGCGGGGCGATGACCGACACCAAAATCCAGGCCGCGTACCTGGAGATGGTGGCAGACAAGCAGTACGCAATCACGGTCGTTGACCGTGAAGACCTCATGGACCCGGCATACAACTTCGCCAGCTACTTGGCCATGCAGATGGCAGAGGACCTCGCGAAGCACACGGACATGACGATCCTGTATTCCAACGCAGCGCGTGCGGCATCCGGGACGTTCAACTACGACAGCGCGAAATGGAACGGGATCGAAAGCGGGTCCAGCGTGTACGGCACCATCCGGAAGGTCACGGGATCGGGTGTCATGAGCGGAGTCATGAGCTCGATCATGACCTACGCGAACCTGCAGCTGATGCTCAACCAGATGACGGAACTGAGCATCGACGGCGCGGAATGGTACTTCCCGCCCTCCGGGTCGTGGCTGGCCCGTGGCCTGGTCAGCGCGGGTGCCACTCAGTTCCCGCTGATCCCGTTCACCGATCCGCTGAAGATCGGACCGTTCGGGTTCCCGCTGAACCCGACGAGCCGTATGTACGGCAGGGTGGACAGTCAGTCGATCAACAGCGGTCGCATGGTCGGCCTGCTGGGCAACGCCAAGTGGGCTTACTTCGGGGATCGTCTGCAGATGGGAGTCGACACCTCGGATCAGTACCGCTTCGCGAATGATCAGATCGTGTTCCGGGCTCTGGCCAGGTTCGCAGTCGGCGTCGGGTTGCCCGACGTGTTCTGCGGCCTGTTCTTCCCGGCGACCTAACCGAAGGAGGGGAAATCAAGGAGCCGGCTGCTGCCGGCTCCGTTTCCAAAGCGATGGCAGAAACGATTGACACGAAGACGGGCAAGGTGATCAAGAAAGAGATTGAGCCGGTGAAGGGCAAGCAACCCGATGAAGACGGAGTGATCCGCTCCACGATCCGGATCATGCAGGTGAAGCAGAAGTGATCAGCCTGGATGATATGTTCACCTTGAACGCGCTGCGCGAGTTCGTCGACCCCAATGGGTCGTCGATTATGGCCAGCTCGTCGATGGTGGACAATCTGAACACGTTCAGGTCCGGCGCGCATCACGCGATCGCCGGCTTTCTAGGCTACGAGTTCTTGCGCGATAGCTACGTCTTAGAGCCCTATGACGGCAACGGGATGCAGCAACTATACCTGGACAACCGGCCCGTGACGGGATTGCAGAGCGCGATCTTTGCGCCATGGGGCGGCCAGCAAAAAACCGACTACACCTCAAAGGTGAGCATCTACCGGGCCAAGACCGGCCCGGGCTACTTGTTCATGCAGAATGATTTCTTTCACATGGGCCTGAAAGCGTGGCAGTTCAGTTACCAGGCAGGATGGCCGGTAACGTCAGACGGGTTTGGCGGCTCGGCGATCGTGGAGCCAGTACCCGGGTGCATCGTGATTGCGGGGCTGAAGTTATGCTCGCTATATCTTTCGCTTTGGGGCCAGAACACCGCAGTCGGTAAGGCGAGCATAACAGAACCCGCTGGCGGGATGATCAGCTTCGATCTGGAAGCACAGAAGCACATTCTTGAGGAGGTCTACGAGTATAAGCTCGTGGGATTCTGATGATCAGCGGGGTGAAGTATGACGCAAGACAGGTTGACGCGGCGCTGCGGAAGCTGAAGACACAGATCGGCACAAAGACGATCGTGCGCATCAACTCGCTGATC